ACACCAACAGAAATAGAACTAGACAAACATAACACTACACTGATTATCGGTGACAACGGGTCGGGCAAGTCTACCGTACTTGATGCATTGTGTTTTGGTTTGTTTGGTAAGGCGTTCCGTAATATCAAAAAGGACCAACTGGTCAACTCAGTGAATGAGCGTGACTGTAAGGTTGAAGTCTTTTTTGATATTGGGAGACAGAAGTTTCATATCATTCGGAGTATTAAACCCAATCGGTTTGAGATATACAAGAACGGTAAGATGTTGAACCAAGACGCCAGTGTTCGTGACTATCAGAAACATTTAGAGAATAATATTCTTAAGCTAAACTATCAGTCATTTACACAGGTGGTCATTCTTGGATCATCATCTTTTATTCCGTTTATGCAACTGACTCCAAAGAATCGTCGTGATGTTGTAGAAGAAATCTTGGACATTAAAATATTTTCTATAATGAATACGATTCTCAAAACACGAATCAAACTTCTGAAAGAAGAACAGAAAGATATTGCACACCAATATGAAATGACTGAAACACAGATTGATATGGCAGAACGACATATTGAAAAGAGTAAAGAAAATAGTAAAGAAAATAAGAAGGCACTTGAACAGAAGATTGCTCAGAATGAAATTGAGATGAACAACTTAACTGCTCAGATTAATATGTTACAAAATAAGATTGTCGAGTGGAATGACCATGTTTTACCTAGACAACAGAAGTTGCATGATGATGTATACGAACTGAATAAGATAAAAGACAAATTGGATATGAAGTCCAGCAAGGCCAAAGAAGAAATCACATTCTTTGAGGAGAATGATAACTGCCCAACTTGTGAGCAACATATAGATGAGGACTTCAAACAGAAGGCGATTGAAGAACGCACAAACAAGATGATAACCAGTGCTTGTACTACTACAAAACTCAAAGTAGAAATTGCTTCTATGGATGCTCGTGTACAAGAGTTTAAACAACATGAAAAAATTAATCGTAACCATGAAGTTGAAGTAGCAAAGAATACAGCATCATCAAACTCTATCATTACTTTTAATAAACAGCTGATGCAACAGATAGATAACTTTAATAAGGCAGACGCTGAACTTGCAGAAGAAAAAACAAAACTTAAAACATACCAGAGTCAACTCAAGACGATTAAAAAGAGAAAAGAAAAACTAACAGAAGATAATAACTATCTATTGATTGCAAGACAACTGCTACAGGACTCAGGTATCAAGACAAAGATCATTAAACGGTATCTACCAGTGATGAACAAACTAATCAATAGTTATCTGTCTGCACTTGAGTTCCCTGCTCAGTTTGAGTTGGATGAGGAGTTTACAGAAACTATTAAGAGTAGATACCGAGATGTATTTTCTTATGCTAACTTCAGTGAAGGTGAGAAGATGAGAATAGACTTGGCATTACTCTTTACATGGCGCCAGATTGCCAAGATGAAGAACAGCACAAACACTAACCTGTTGGTGCTTGATGAAATATTTGACAGCAGTTTGGACTATAACGGAACGGATGAGTTCCTAAAAATATTAAATACTTTAAGTAATGAAAATGTGTTTATCATATCACACAAATCAGATTTGAGTATAGATAAGTTCGATCATATGATCCGTTTTGAGAAGCAACAGAATTTTAGTAAGGTGACAACATGAAACTTGTAAATGAAAGTAGTTCTATATTAATTAAAAAATGTGAGCCATTTGACTTTGAGAATCCTATAATGGATCCTTATGAATTGTCTGATGGGTTACAGAAGATTCGCCGACAAGATGGTGGTGTTGGTTTGGCAGCACCTCAAGTGGGTATAGATACACGAGCATTGGTAATCGGTATGGGTAATTTTGAAACAGAAGGTGTGAATGATTACGATCAGATATTTTTTAATCCTGAAATTATTGAAACTAATGCAGAACAAATGTATATGATAGAGGGGTGTTTGAGTTTTCCTAATTTGTTTATTAAGATTAAGAGACCTACAGAAATTATTTTAAAATGGGAAACTGAAGAAGGTACTGAATGTAAAGAAAAGTTTATTGGTATGACATCCAGAATATTGCAACACGAAGTAGATCATCTTAATGGTATTACTTTTTTACAGAGAGCTAATCGTTTCCATTTACAAAAAGCTCAGAAAGATAGAAAGTTATCAAATAGAAGAAAGGAAAAAATAGATGGTGAGTAAAAGTAAAAATAAAGTTTTTGATTGTGTTATGACTCTAATAGGTAGGAGATTACCACATCGGAGTCCAGCTTTTGATAAACTGAAAGATGATGACTATATTACTTTATTAAGTTGGTGTGAAGATTGGGAACCAGAAAAAGTATATAAGACAGCTTATAAACAATCACATATAGATTACATTCAAACCTGGGATGAATGGTCAGTTGATATGAAGCCTTTACCTTTAGTGGTAAGGGAAGAGTTAAAGAGAGCACTGATAATGCATGAAAGACGAGGAAATTTAATGTCTATTAGAGCTTATGCTTGGTTCTATGATTTGGTCAGCCGATTAGCAACCATAAGCTTTTGGGCATTAGTCATTATAACTTTTTTATATTGGATTGCTTGACACGATCATAATATTATGGTATAATGTATATATACATTGTGAAAAATGTATAAATAGTAATAGAGAAATGCCTTAGGGGTTTCTCGCTTTATAATAACCTTGCATAAATGGAGGCAAATAAAATGGTTACACAATCTAAAGCAATCGCAAACATCTGGGATCAGTTCCAGAATTTCGACAGAAACACACTAACACCTTATGCCGTAGGCTTTGATCGGGTATTTGACCGATTGAATGACTATGCAATGCATCAGGCAACCTCAACAGGTTTTCCACCTTACAACATTCGTAAAGAAGGTGATACTAATTTCACAATCGAATTGGCACTTGCTGGTTTGACCCGTGATGAGATTGAGGTTGAAGTTGCAGAAGGTGTCCTTACAGTTCGTACCAAAGAAACAAAGGAAGAGACAGAAGGTTCAAAGCTTCTTCCAGAGTTTCTTCATCGTGGTATTTCCTTTCGCAAGTTTTCCCGCAAGTGGACTTTGGCAGATGATATTGTTGTCAAAGACGCAAAGATGGAAAACGGTATGCTCTTGATTCATCTTGAGAGAATCGTACCGGAAGAAAAGAAACCAAAACTAATCAAAATTAGTTAAAATCAGTGTGGGGTGGCAGACACACGTCCCAGGGTCCACCACCAAATACCTGTCGGAGGCAGAGTTTGTCCACCCCACATTTTCTATTGACATTTGGCCTTTATTATGAGATAATAAGTACATGGCAAAAATAAATTATGCGTTTAGTGAAGATAAAGTTATTCGTGATCTACAAAAATATGTAGATGGTACTTATGATAAGCATTATGCTCAACGACAGTATCAGGCTACACAGTTCATAGAAGATTGTGGTCACGGTGAAGGATTTTGTATGGGTAATATTTTAAAGTATGCCCAACGATACGGCCGTAAGGGTGGCAAGAATCGTGCTGACCTTATGAAAATTTTACATTATGGAATAATCATGCTACATATACATGATACGGAGAGTGAAGATGAAACTAAGTAAAAACACGGTAGAAATTCTAAAGAATTTTTCTCAAATTAATCAAAACATTTTGGTAAAGTCTGGTAGTAGTCTAAGGACTATGTCCACTATGAAAAACATTTTAGGTGAAGCTTCTATTACAGAAGATTTTCCAAAAGAGTTTGGAATCTATGACCTTAATGAGTTTCTTGGTGTAGTCAGTTTGGTAAATGATGCTGACATAGAGTTTGGTGACAATTATCTTACTGTTAATGATGGTAAAACAAAGATCAGATATTTCTATTCTGATCCTTCTATTCTTACAACACCACCTGATACTTTTAATGCTCCAGGATGTGATGTGTCATTTAAAATTTCTCAAGAAACTTTGGAGAATGTATTGAAGGCATCAGCTGTAATGCAATTGCCTGATGTAGTTGTTGTGCCTGGTAAGATTACATCTACTGATCTAAAAAATACAACATCTAATAATTATAATGTTGACATTGATACTCTAAACAATCCAGATTTTAAGTTTCATTTCAAAGCGGATAATTTGACCAAAATAAAAGCTGGTGATTATACATTTAATGCTTCAACAGAAGCTGGTGTGAGTAATTGGAACGGTCAAGAAGCAAATTATTGGATCGCCATGGAGGCCAGAAATGAATGATGATATTTTAGAGGTCATCAAGAAGTTGTTAGATTTAGGTATGACGCCAGAAAGAATTGCAGAACGATTAGATTATGAGATTGAGTCTATTATATGTTCGGCACGAAAACCATGGCGACAAACATAGAAATACTCCATCACTTCTCTTGCAAGAGTTGTAGCGGATGGTGGAGTATTGCAGTTGAAACGGTGATGAGTTCACGGCAATGGTATTGTCCTTGGTGTGGTCATCACGATCATTATGAGGTGGAGAATGGAGAATCTATTGTGGGTCGAGGAGTACCGACCAAAAAACATTGATGAGTGTATACTACCCGATTCAATAAAGAATACTTTTAAAGAGTTCGTAAAGAACAAAGAATTACCCAATCTGTTGTTATCAGGTGGTG